TGGGTTTATAAGAGGTCATTACTGGTTTTTGACCTTTACCTGATTGTGTATCTTTTTTTTCAGCTTCTCTTTTTTGTCTACAAGCATTTTGTTTTGCGGAATCACTCATTTTACCCGCAACACCTGCAGCTCTACATTTTGGATATGCACCTTTATCGGTGTTTGAACGGCCACAAGGTGGATGTTTTCCATCTTTATCTTTTCTACAGATATTAACCCACGGCCCTTTGGGCTGACTACTTCCTTTTGGTTTCTTTTTTTTACCAAACCATACTGCCAAATCTTCATTTAATTGTTGTTCCATGTTGTTTTTGTGAAAAAAATTACGATACTTAACATAAATATAAAACCATATGGAAAATACTAAAAATACTGAAGAAATATCAAAAAAAACACAAGAAATTATTGGTTCTCTTTTTGATACAATACATTATACGTCAAATGAAAAATTAAATTCATTTATTGATGGTATGAATGAAGAACAAGCAATGTATTGTATAAAACAAGCACTAATTGCTTGTCACGTTAGAGGTGCATTTACGATGGAAGAAACCGAAGCGGTTTCAAAGTCATTAAGAATTTTAAATTCTTAAATTTATGATGGTGTCATAGTAGGTGTTGGTGTTATTGTTGGGGTCTTTTCAATGTATGTATTACCCTAACCAATTAAAATTTGACATTAGTAAGTATTTTAATCTATAATAATATCAATTTTATCACCAGCCAATATTGCAAGTCCTGCACAACTGAATGATGCTCCTGCGAAACCAAAAAATGGTTGTCCTGTGTCAACTCCGTTCTTCAATATCTTACTGTTAGGTCCGTTAAATCCTGTTCCACCAAAATTGATTACCATAGTATCACCACCAGAACCTGATACTGTACCATGTGAAGATGCCAATCCATTAGCGTTTAATACAGGGTAATTACCTTGGTCAAGAGTTTGTAGTGCTCCATTGAATGTGACACTTGTAACACTTCTTGTTGTGTTAGAGTTTTGAATTGTAAATAACCAAACTGGTGATGGTGTTGGTGTTACCGTTGGAGTTTCCGTTGGAGTGTTAGTTGGAGTTTCCGTAGGAGTTTCAGTTACCGTTGGAGTATTAGTTGGAGTGTTAGTTGGAGTTTCCGTAGGAGTATTAGTTGGAGTTTCCGTTGGAGTATTAGTTGGAGTTTCCGTAGGAGTTTCAGTTACCGTTGGAGTATTAGTTGGAGTTTCCGTTGGAGTATTAGTTGGAGTTTCAGTTGGAGTGTTAGTTGGTGTTTCCGTAGGAGTTTCAGTTACCGTTGGAGTATTAGTTGGAGTTTCAGTTGGAGTGTTAGTTGGTGTTTCCGTAGGAGTTTCAGTTACCGTTGGAGTATTAGTTGGAGTTTCAGTTGGAGTGTTAGTTGGTGTTTCCGTAGGAGTTTCAGTTACCGTTGGAGTTGGTGTTACTTCAGCTCCGTTAACCGTATAAGAAATATAAACAGTTTGTCCTGTTACGAAGTTTGTAGATGCTGATTGTATCAATACCAACTGACCAGGGACAATGTTAGGATTATAATTAAACGACTGTTGTCCTGGTGGGCCATCAAATGTAAATGCTGTTGTAGAACCACTATAAATTGCAGTATCACCATTTTGTGTGAAATACGCTGTAACAGAAACCCCAGTCATTCCTGAGTAATAATTTGTTCTATCAACTGACGTATTATCAATTTTATTCCAATAAACACCATTTGTTGTGAATGTATTAGGATTCGTTGTTCCACTATTATTAGTTGTACCAAACGTTGGGAATATTGTGTTTCCTGAAGTCGGTGCTTCATAAGGTAATACTACTAAATTATATCCATAACCTGTGACTGGTACTGGACTTGTAGATGGTGTTGGTGTATTTGTCGGAGTTTCCGTAGGTGTAGGTGTATTGGTAGGAGTCTCAGTTGGTGTTTGAGTTGGAGTTTCAGTCACCGTTGGTGTTGGTGTCGGAGTTAATACTTCAGTTTCAGTCGGTGTTGGAGTATTGGTTGGAGTTTCAGTCACCGTTGGTGTAGGTGTTTCCGTAGGAGTTTCGGTCACTGTTGGTGTCGGTGTTTCTGTAATTGTTGGTGTAGGAGTTGGAGTTTCTGTTTCAGTAGGTGTTACACCAATTGTTCCTGTTGGCGTATTTGTTGGTGTTTCCGTAGGAGTTTCAGTCACCGTTGGAGTTGGAGTTTCTGTTTCAGTAGGTGTTACACCAATTGTTCCTGTTGGCGTATTTGTTGGTGTTTCCGTAGGAGTTTCAGTCACCGTTGGTGTTGGGGTTGGAGTTTCTGTTTCAGTGGGCGTTGCACCAATTGTTCCTGTTGGCGTATTTGTTGGTGTTTCCGTAGGAGTTTCAGTCACCGTTGGTGTTGGAGTTGGAGTTTCTGTTTCAGTGGGCGTTGCACCAATTGTTCCTGTTGGCGTATTTGTTGGTGTTTCCGTAGGAGTTTCAGTCACCGTTGGTGTTGGAGTTCCTGAATTAGTTGGAGTATTGGTTGGAGTTACCGTTGGCGTAGGTGTTGGAGTGTCCGTAATAGGGTTTGTTGGAGTTTGTGTTTGAGTTGCAGTAACACTTGGTGTCGGTGTTGGTGTTGTTGACGAAGAACTTGGAGTTTGAGTAACTGGTGGCCAATCAATCGTGTCGGTTATTGTTTGGTTTGTAAAAGCAGTTTTTAATGTACCATCAACATACCAAACATTGACGGTTTCATTGTCTTGGATTTCATAGTTATTAACTATAAAATTATCACCACATCTTGTGTATGATATTACACTAATTTTATTAAAATTATTAGTTATTTTACTTCTTTTACAAGCCATCAATTTGTTGTATTAAATAAATATTATTGAGGCCAATCTACAGTATTTGTTAATGTAACATTAGCAAATGCCGTTCTAAAAGTACCATCAACATACCAAATGTTTACGGTTTCACCTAATTGAATTTCATAATTATTCACTACAAAATTATCATCACATCTTGTGTATGATATTACTATAATACTTCCTGAAGTATTTGTTATTGTTGATTTTTTACAAGCCATAATTTAATTATTATTTATATATAAATACCACGTAAAAACAAAAAAGGGAACCGAAGTTCCCTTTTTTTATAAGTTTTAAGATATATTATCTCAATTCTTGTAAGTTGAATGTTCTTACACCATCAACTGTTACTCTACCATAGAAACGGTTGTTAACCATTTTCTTAGCGTATCTTGTCATGATACCCTTGATAGGTGTGAAGTTGAATGGGTTATACATAGTTGGAGTCAACTGTAAAGGAACATATGGAGCGTAAATGTAACCTGTATCCAACAAGCTAGTACCTTTGTGTCCGATTAACACTTGGTTAGCTGGGAAGTAAGGGTCACGATACACTTGGTATCTTCCTGACAATGTACCGATTCTTTCAATACCCATGTTGTATTGGTCTTGCTCAGGAGCTGCGTTTGATACGTGGAAGTATTCCAAGTCATCAAAGATAGCAGATACTTCAGAAGATACAACTATCCAGTTAGCACCACCTCTTAAAGTTGATTTGTGAATTTGAGCTGACAATTGGTTGATTGCAGTAATCAAAGTTTGGTTCCAATCTTTTTGAGTGTAAGGAGTAGTACCAGCAGAAGATAGTCTCTTCCAACCGTTGTAATCCCATCTCAAGTTCCATGCTGCACCTTTTCTCAAATCTCTCAAGATTTCTCTATCAATTTCTGCAGCAACTTGCTCAGATAACAATGCTGTTAATTCAGCCTCAGCATCAATGTTGTGGAATGCCGCAACGTCTTGTGCTAATTCAGGAGACCATTGTGCTCTTAATTTTCTTTCTGTAACAGAAACAGTTACTGACTCAAGGTCAAAAGAAACTTCACCAATTTGGTCTTCAAATTCCAACTCTTTGTAGTTTCTGTAGATTGCTAAGAACGCATCATTTGTTGATGTATCTGATGAGAATGTTGAACCAGTGTAACCATCCATAGATGAATCACCACAAGTAATACAAACAGGAGCTTGTAAATCAACTTCTAAGTAGATAAATCCATCAGCACTACATACATTGTAATAAGAACCACCTGAGTTATTACCAGTTGGCCAAGTAGTATTTACTTGATTACCGTATTGAACAATACCTTTACCATATCTTTGAGTTACAACTCTGAATAAATAAGGGTTAGTAGTGTTTGCCGAAGTATAAACGTTACCAGATACACCTAAGATGTTCAAACCTGATAAGAATTCTTCAGTATCCATAGTGTTACCATTAGGACCAATCAATTGACCAGCACCAGCGTTAGAGAAACCACTCATAACGATAATAACTTTTCTATAGTTGTCTAATGAATAACCAGTTGGAACTAATACACCTGCGTTAGTCCAAGCAACTGTTACAGTTGAAGCAGTAACTGCAGTCCACTGACCTTTTGAATAGTCAAACAAACCAGGAGGGTTCAAACCAGCTTCGTTACCTTCGTAGAATAAATCATACAAATCCTTATTGTAAATAGGATTGTACAAACCATCACCTGAAGTATAACCAGCGTCTGGGTTACCAGGATAGTTTCCAGGAGAACCTACAGGAGCGTAGTGTGAACCTGATTGTCCAAACAAACCATCCGCTGAAGTACCACCAGAATAACCTTGAATTTTAGGTACGAAGTAGAACAATTTACCAATTGGTAAGTTCATTGCTTGTACAGACACGATGTCGTTAGCTAATAATTTAGAGAATACTCTTCTCACGATTGGGAAAACAACCGTTTCAAAAGAACCTGAATCAGAAGTTGAAGAAGCTTCGTTGATTAAGTGTGAAGCTTGGTTTTCATACAACTGAGCCACGTTTTCTTTCATGTGACCTTTAAGACCTTCTAAAAAGCCAAGTTTATCCCATTTGTTAATTGTGTCTTCTTTGATAACTTTAAGGTGTTTCAAACCAATGTTACCAACAAGACCGCTTTCTAATAATGCACCCATTTTAGTATTTTTTTGTTTTTAAGTTTTATTTATTTTTTATTTTTGTATTTTTTGCATAATATCCTTCATTCTTAAGAATTGTGGATTTTCATACGTTTTTGACTCAATTAAGTTTTGTGAAGAACCTGACGCTGGAGATTTTCCAATTCTTTCAATAGATTCTGTTACAACACTTTGAGTACTGTTAGTAGTATTTAATTCATTTTTGATAGATGAATACAAAGATTTAGACTCTTTTAATGATTCAACATCATCAAATCTTCTCAAGATATTAATTTTTTCTTGTTTAGTTGTTGTATGTTCAGTAAACAATCTTGTAGCATATGCCAAGTTTGAATTGAAAACCGCAACTTCATTTAATTTCTCTCTGAAGATATTAAGAGCTTTTCTATATTCTTCATTTTTTTCTCTCAAAGTTTGAATTTCTTCATTAACACCATTTTTACCATAAACATAGTTTCTGTTATTAGTGATGCCTTTTCTTAAACCTCTGCCTTCTTTAGAACCCATACCATAAGTTCTGGCAGCTTCTTTAGTTTCTTCTTTTTCGTAATCTTTGTAATGACCATCTTTTTCACCAGCTTTTTTCTCAACACCTTTTACATCCTTACGTTTGTATTCGTGTTTTTTAGAGCCATACTTTTCTTCCATTTCTGCTTCAGTGTATTCAAATTTCTTAGGTTTCAAATTCATACCAACACCCTTAGGTTTAACGGTCATAGAAGCTTCTTTAGCTTCCATTTTTTTACCTTCTTTGTATTCAAATTTTGCACTGCCAGTTTTTACGCCTTTACCTACAACGGGTTTACTCATCATAGAACCTTCTTTTGTTTCCATTTTTTTAGCTTTGTTTGTTAAAGAAGATTTAGTTAATTTACCCATAACAGGTTTAACAGTCATTTTACCTTCAGACATATTTTCATCAGAATCATCCATGTCATCCATGTCTTCTTCATCCATTTCTATTTCGTACACTACTTCATCTTCTTCATCTTCTTCATCCATGTCCATTTCATAAACAACTTCATCCATATCTTCTTCTTCATCCATTTCCATTTCTTCACCAAAAATATCAGCCATCATAGAATCTAAATCTTCATCAGACAAATCTTCTTCATCCATTTCCATAGTTTCTTCTTCCATTTCCATAGTTTCTTCTTCCATGTCACTTTCAGTTTGAATGATGTATTCAACATCATCATTTTCATCTTCCAAAGTAATGTTAGTACCATCTTGTTTAATAATGATACCATCTTCATCACTCATAGATTTGAAAACCTTTAAGATTTCATCATCTGAAGCCATAGTCATGTCAATTGGTAGTGTATCATCAGAGTCCATATCAAAGTCCATATCAAGTTCATCTTCCGATTCATCATCGTCAGAATCCATGTCAAAGTCCATTTCAACATCATCCATTTCTTCATCATCTGAATCCATATCCATCTCCATGTCAACATCATCCTCTGATTGTTCATCCATTTCAACTTCTTTGGTTTCTTTTTCAGCCTCATTTTTCAAAGACTCTTTTACTAGTTCTGAGATTTCTTCCTTCATTGTAGAAGCAAGTATTCCTTTTGCATTTTCGGCTACTACTTGTTCCAAATTTTTCATTTGGAGTAGAGCTTCCTCAACTAACGACTTTTTTTCTGTCATATTATTATTGAATAATTTAACATATAAATATATCCATATGCTAAAAAATTCTATTTATGACCATCAAAAACACTAAATAAATAAAAAACCCCTCGGTTAGGAGGGGTTTTTATTAATCTTCAATAACTTCGTCTATTTTACTTTCGGAGACTGCTGTGATTCTCCAATCGTGTTGAAACCCAGTATATCGGGATGTTACCTTGGCTTCAACATCGGTTACAGAGTAACCTTTAACCAATTTTTCCTCTCGGATTTTCTTTAATTTACCTGTGTTTTCATCAGGTAAATCGTACTGTACTTTTGCTACAAAATATTTCTCGTCCATGTTTTTTAAATTATCTGTCCAAATAATGATTTAATTTTTTCAATAAGTCAATAGAGCGGTTCATCTTTGTACCACTTTCTTGTTCAATTGGTGACATTCTTGAAACTTTTTCTTCTTCCAAATTTTCTTCAAATTTGCTTCTATCATCAGGGTTTGTAAAAAGATATGCTCCGGGTGTAGATGGTGAAGATACCAAATCAAAACAGATTAATTCAAAATCATCCTGTACTTCATTTTGTTCACCGTTCTTTTTTAAAGAACCAACCCCACGTGAAGATATACCCAAAGTAACACCTTGTCTTAACAAGTTTGCTGCTTGGTCACCCTTTGTAGATACAATACCTCTCTCATGGAA